GCTGCCTTTATTGTCAGATAGCGTACCGTTCCGGCAACAACATAGCCGCGAACCATAAGCAAGCGTTGCCCACGCACACGCAGCTCTATGTTAGCCATCCGCCGCAGCCTCCTTCGTCAGTATATCGATTATCTCATATGGGTCATCACCGCTTGCTTCTTCTATCGCTTCATATTCAAATATTAACCGCGGCTCATCGCCTGACACGTCCACACTCACATTCACGCGGCGCGCTTTGCCGTCCGCATCCGTCTCCGCAAAAGCGGCTTCAATAGCGGAATCGGGCGTTGTCCACTCCATACACGCCGCGTCCGAATAGCCTATAAGCGCGGCCATTACCGCGGGCTGAGTATACTCAAAATCGCCCTGCTGTGTATAGATATAAAGGGCGGCCCCTGTGGCGGGGTCGTAAAACACTCGTCTTATGTACATCTTTGTTGCTCCTTATACGCCGTATATACGGTATTCATATGTGCCTATTGTCCAGTGTTTCTGAAAACCAGAGCAAATGGTGCTATACGCTCCTCCTGCCTTCACCGTCAGCGTCCCGTCGGCAAACGTGATACCCGATAGTGCCATATCGGCCCATCCGTAATAGTCGTTTAAGTCTGTACGTTTGCTCATATACACTGCAACGCCTGCGTCTATATCTATCACTTGTACGGCATCTATTGTGCCAAAGCACGAACCGTAGTCTTCGCCGTGCACGGCTTGGTTGCTGCTGCTAAGCAATCTGACAAATATAACCTTAGGTTTGAACTTTAGTCCGGCAACGCTGAATGTTGACTGTGCTGCGTACTTATTGGACGTAAATGTGCCTATGATCGATTTCATCTTGCCGCCGCCCGTGTTTACTCTGCCTATCATGCCGTCACCCCCATATTACTATAGCCGGTATTGTCACAGCCGCGCCGGGTGCAGCGTTGGCATACAAATATATACCTCCTGCGTACGTCTCACACACCGGCGCATATGCACCGGATACAGCGTCGGCAGGTGACAGCACAACTTCGGCAAAGCTCGCAGCCGTAACGCCTGTGAGCGGAATGGCAGCGCGGTACGGATAGTCCGCGTACGTTTCATCTGCCGCCCAAGCCGAGGCCGCTACATTCGTGTTGACAAACGTGAGTCTCTTTTTCTGTGCGCCGAGGTTTTCCCGCGCCGCGTCTGCCGTAACGGCGCCCGTGCCGCCGGCGGCTATCGGCAGCGTACCGGCTTTAAGCGCGCCGTCCTTGCCGGTGAATACGGCCTTGTTTGCGTCTGTGCCTATCTTGCCATTGTTGGTAATTGCGCCGTGGGTGTGGTTGGCCGCTGTGTCACCTGCGGTTTCCGCCGCATCAGCGTTGGCTTTCATTTGCGCATCTATTTTGATAAAATTGCCGTTAAAGTCGCCCACATCATAGTTGTCATTGCCCGCAGGTAATGTGAACTTATAATTCGTTGTTTGTGTCGCCATTTATACCTCCAAATTATTACGGATATAGTCGTGTGTATAGCTTGCAAGCTGAGCATGCGTATACGGTTTCCCTTTTATCTCGCCATGAGTAACGTATGTATACACATATTCAACCGCAAGATGCGCAGGTTTAATTTTTTCCACCGCCGCTTTGAGCTTATCCATTTGCGCCGGTATACCGCGCGTTGATACAAAAGTAATGGTAAACTTATAATCCGCATAGTATTCCGTTACCGCTACACTGCCGTTTGCATAGCTCTCCGCCACACTTTTTAACATAGCAACCGTTGTAGTGCCGGCGCTGCGCATTTTGGCTATCAAATTTTCACGCCTGTGTTGAGCGGATAAGCTTAAATCGGTATCTATGCCGTATGCTCTTTCCCATAGTTCAAGGCCATCGAGTGCCGTAGCAGCAAAGACGTTATCGAACATGGCATCTCCTGCTTCCCACAGTTTTTCAAGCGCGTATTGGATGCCCTTCTGCAAGTCTTCCACTTGTTTGCTTGGGCCATATATCGTTAGCTTATTTATCAGATTTTGCACTCAGCGTCACCGTCCCCAGCACCGGCACCTCATTCGTCTGCAAAGACACGGCGGACATGCCGTTATTCACCTTTAGTCCGCTGTAGTCATTTACGCCCGGTATCGCAAGCAGCAGATAACCTATTTTGTTGTATGATACGCTGCTCAATTCAAATGCTATGCCCTGCAAATACTCTCTTACAGCCGTTTCAAACTCCTTTTTTATTGCATCCAGCGTTGTATCAGCCGATATTTCAACCGTTGCAGAAACGTTTATGTTCTTCGCGGCAGCAGACACAACCGTTACATCTGCACCAATAGGCCGGCATGCTTCTATATGCGACTGGACAGCCGTTATTATATCCGCCGAAACTGCGCCCATATCCGGACTTGCCAGCACAACCTTAACTGTTCCGGCGCCATTCCATAGCGGCAAAACCTTAGCAGCGCCTACCCCGTCCACTTCCATAGCCCAAAGACGGTAGTGATATGCGTTGCCTGATGTTGCCGGCATTTGTAAACGCATCAATATACGGTTTCGTAGCGCTTCATCTGATTCATCATCGCTCCCTCCTACTGCCGCAACGTTATTCGTTATGCTGCTTACTCCTTCTATATTTGTAAACAAATACGCTATTTTCCCTGCTGCAACGTTATATTGCGCTCCCGCCTTTTCAGCGGTAGCGGGTATAGCAGTTTCACCTTCCGCAATAGTAGTCTCTTCGTCGGTGACAAACATAAGCCCATCCGTGGTAAGCATCCTTGTGCCGGCCGGTATGTTCGTTCCATCCACACCTGTAACAGTAATAGATACAGCTGCTTTTGTTCCTGCCTTGCGGCTTATGCCATATTCGGCCGCGCGCAATTCAAGATATTCGCCCTCATTAGTTTGTAGCAAGAATGTCTGCATTGCATAGTCTATCGTGGCATATATCTTGGCCATTTCAACGCTTGCAGCAGCCGCCATATCAGCCGCAAACGAACCTTCTATCTTGGATACGCTACCCCCATAGTTAGCCAGTATTGCTTCACGTATGGCGTTCTTATCCATATTTTCATACATTGTAGTTCACCTCTATATCCGTATTGCCGTATGACGTTACTGCTGTACAGCGTATCGTAAGCGTACTGCCATCAAATTCCGCGTGCGCATCGGCTATGCCCGATATGTCAGGATGCTGCACAAGGCATTCACGTACATATCTCACCGCTTCCGCTTCCTTAACTTCGCGTATCCATTGCTGCCCAGCAAGCGTCATTATTTCGCATCCGTAGTTCCAGCTATAAATGTCGTGCAGGAATCGCTCTGTATGCAGCGCACGCCATGCCCAGCTTTTTACCGCCTCAAGCCCGCTAACTATCTCCGGCTCCCCGTTTGCGCTAAAGCGTGGCATATTTGCAGCATAATCCCATGCTATATCACGATATTCAATTCCGTCAGCCTGTTCCGCTATGTGTAATGCCGGCTGAATAAACGGATATATATTAGCCATTTGCCGCCACCACCTTGCATATGACATAGTAAGCCTGCATATCTGTACTCGGTATTATAAGCACCATATCGCCCTCACTAAGCCCCATTTTCTCGGTTATAGCTTCGTTCTTGGCAATCGTGTTGGCATTGGCCTGTACTGTCCCGTTGACGGCATAAGCGGGCATC